AAACTGGTACGTCCATTTTGGTTTCTTGAGTTTCAAGAGAACCGCCTTGACGCCAAACTCCAAGGCGGGTCGAACAGTCTCGCGCATGGACTCGGGGAGTTTCCGAAGCTCGGTCGCAAGTCCATCGAGATCAAAGCGTTTATTGACATTGAACATACCGTCAATCTTTTTGTAGGTTGGTGGGGCCTTCATCAGGAGTTTCGGGGCCCACCCGCTCTTGACGATGGCTAAGAGGGCCTGCTCGTAGTTTCCCGCCCCGAGTACATCAAACCCTTTATCGGACACGACGATAGTGACTGCGTGGTACTTGGCGACGAGTTTCGTCACACCCGACTCATCTCCGACCCACCGCCCTTGGGTCCACCGTATGACAGGGGCCTTCCCAGAGGCCTTGTATCCCGTAATCTCCGTGAAGCCCTTGGGTTCGGACTCGAACACGGCGCGCCAGTTTGTTGGCAACTTGAATGAGACAATCTGGGCCGTTATGACGGGCTTGGACACCTTGTACAACCCCTGATTGTTTGTAAAAATAAGCTTCCGCCGGAACATCTCTTGGATCTTTCTGGCGGCTGCGTTGGCGCTCATAACTGGTATTTAGGTACATTTTAATTTTCATCAACAAAGTCGAGTCCGAAGATGAATGGCTGAGACGCATACGAGTTTCCTTTCCAAATACGGGACTCGGTCCGAACCTCGATTTCGCGCGAACTGAAAGGGCCTGCGTAAAAGTCCTGGTTGAACTTGAATGACCCGAGCATATTCTCTTTGCAGTGCTGGTTGAACCGCTCCACAAAGGTGCGTTGGGGCACACACAAGTCCTTGCCGAACCGAACCTTTTCGGAACACAACAGGTGCTGGAGCGAGTTTGTGACGGTCGCAATCTGGTTCTGGACTTGCTTGAAATAGGCCGGAAGCACGTTCCAGATGTCCTTGTCTGCATACTTGTGTGCATAGTCCAGGTAGGCCCGGAGACACTTGCACAGAATGGCTGGCATCTCAAGCTCGAGCTTATCGTCCAAGTGCGGGTCGGCCACGTCCGGTGCAATCTGGCGCCCAAAGTTGACGGTTGCCAAACGACGCAAAATAGACCCAGAGTTGTCCTTCCAGTTGGGGACCTCGTTCCCGCCCAAGATGCCTGGGGTCTTCCACTGAACGCTCACGGCCGTTTCACACTTGCGTGCTACGGAGACGTCCTCCCCGGATACTAGGGACTGGAACTCGGCCTGCTCAAGCTGGAGATCCCCCTTGATCTCGGGGCTAATGAACATGAACCCCTTGTAAATGCTCTGGAGCCCAAACTTCTTCTCGATATTGTTTGACAGGGTTGCCACGTCCTCACACTCGTAAAACTTGCGGGCCACCTTGGTGATCAAAGTCGACTTGCCTGACTGAGCAATACCCTTGAGGAAAGGGATGATTTGCCAGCCGTCCAGCTCGTTGACGTCAAAACACAGACGGCCCATGAAGACATAAATCCAGCGACACACAGACTCGTCAAACCGCTGGTAATCCAGAACCTTTTGGAAGTTTGGAGTCGCGATATGGTACCAATCATCAATCTCGTGGTGCGGGTCAAAAGGCAAATCGAAGTACTTGCACGACACGAGCTCCGGGTCCAACTCGTGAAACTCTCTGGACGTGTACTCGTAGAACGTAAACTGGCGAGCACCCGTCTCAGGGTTCCTGTTCTCATCGATTGGTCGAGCATCCAATAGGCCATTTTCAAAAGACCAGACGTGGCGGTCCTTCTTAATTTCAGAAAACTGGATGTCCTTGCAGTTTGACAAGTGTCGAATGACGTCATTGGCCATGTTTCCACGGTTTGTCAGATTCATCCACATCTCTGCATTGTCCTCCTTTTGAGTCTCGTCATATACAAAGTCCTTGATCTCCTTGACGGGCTTCCAGGCTCGCGTGTTGCGAATCTCCTTGCAACACTGATCACGGTACCGCCGGTACCCGTTCTTGTATGCCTGTCGCAGGAGGTAAATGAGGAGGGTCTGATACGAGCTCGTAGACTCTCCAATATCAAAGTCCACGTCAGGGTTCTCGACCAGAGGCTGGTTAAACATCTTGTACTCGGTATCATTCTCAATAAACTTGTTCACGACCGTCTTGTAACACTCACGGAACCGCTTGATACGTCGCTCAAAACTCATCCTGTCTCCATTAATGTCCTCCGTCTCGGACTTGGTAATTTCCAAAAGCTCGGCACGGGCAAGCATGTAGCCACAAATATTGACTGTTATGCGCTTCTTCTCAAGCATACGCTCGAGATCTTCCTTGTCGATATCGATAGGAATACCATACTCGTCCCGCTTGGGACTGGCCGGAAGCCACTTGTCCGCCAACTTGGAGTAAATCTCTTGGCGCCTGTCTGTAATTTGTAAATTTAGGTACAAATTTCGCTCACAATCGTTCAGCTTGTTGTTTAGGTCATCAGCAGTCCACGAGTTGATTTCCTTCTGATAGACACTTCCATCTGGGACTGGAGTCGCCTTCTTTTGTGTGGACGCCTTAGACATTGATGAAATAGCGCGAGACTTTTTTAAGCGCTGTCGACCACCGCAGGAGGCACTGGAACCATCTTGTTCAGAGCGGCCGCAATCTTGACCATGAGCTTATTGTGCATCTCCAAATTCAAGGCAATTTTCTCGGCAGCATCCTTGAGTCCCACCAGGGCAGTCGCGATAGTCTCACCATCCTCCGTGGCGAGCAGACTGCCGAGAGCCTCGAACATATCGACACCATCCTCGAAATCCATCTCCTCGTCCTCCTCATCCTCCTCATCCTCCTCGGGCTCGGCCTGCTGAACAATCTTTGGTGGGGGTGCGCGTGGGCGAGACATGTGTACTATTCTTGAAGGAAAAAGGTCTCGAATATTTTCGCAGTGAATAGTAAATGCCTGGGGGCGCTCTTATGCAACTCGTCGCCTATGGCGCGCAGGACGTCTACCTGACCGGTGAGCCCAAAGTGACCTTTTTCCAGACGGCCTATAAGCGTCACACCAATTTCGCCATGGAAACCGTGCAACAGACGGTGGCCGGCGCTCTGACCTCTGGCGGTCTGACCTCCGTGACCCTGTCCCGCTCAGGCGACCTGGTCGGTGACATGTTTGTGGTTCTCCAGCCTACGTCATCAAGCTCTTCCAATTTGACAACGAATAACAGCGGAATTGATATGGCCTGGGTGGCTGAGCGTGCCTTTTCGTCCGTCGAGGTCTTTATTGGCGGTCAGTCTATTGATAAGCACTACCAGCTCTGGTTCCGCCTGTACGCCGAGGTGTTCCTGAATGACACCAAAAAGCAGAACTACGGCAAGTTGTCCTCGTGCCCAACTGTGAACTATCCCTCTAGTACTCTCATTACGTCTCCAGGCTACGTGTACCTTCCTCTCATTTTCTGGTTTAACCGCAACCCCGGCCTGTACCTGCCCCTGATCTCTCTTCAGTACCACGAGGTCCGTATCGACTTTAGCATCAGCCCTCAGTACGCAAGCTATTTCGGAACGAATCCATTCGCCGTCTGGGCAAACTACGTGTATCTGGATACTACCGAGCGTGACTCCTTTGCCAAGAAACCCTCCGAGTACCTCATCGAGCAGGTCCAGCACGTGAACGCCGACCCAGTCGGCTCGACCAATGAGAACACCCCGAGCGTGATTCGCATGCAGTACAATCACCCAGTCAAGGAGCTCGTGTGGTGCTATCAGGTTCCATCCTTTTCTTCCAACCCAAATTCTCTCTGGAATTTCTCTTCGAACGTGTCGAACGTGAACGTGACCGTGGATCCTTCCAAGCTTGCCGGGTCTTTGGCTCCATTCTCTCCAGCCCACGTGGGGTCTCCGGTCCTGTACGTTCCTTCTCCTTTTGCATCCAATTTGTACATTAATCAGACGTTTAGCAACGTGGCGGGAGCTACTATGAACGTCCAGTCGAATGTTCTGACGGGCAACGTCTTCTGGGTCGAGTCTGGTCTTCCCATCGCAACGAGCAATACCGCTTTCGGTCAGGAGGTTGGGCCTATGCACCAGGCCAAGATCATCCTGAACGGTACGGATCGTTTCGTGCCCCAATTTGGCAAGTATTTCAACCAGTACCAGCCATACCAGTACCACTCGGGCATCCCATACCCGGGCATCTACGTGTACTCCTTTGCCCTCAAGCCTGAGGAGCTGCAGCCAAGTGGTACGTGCAATTTCAGCCGTATCGACATTGCCCAAATTGCTGTGAACCTAAAGACGGGTATGCCCGCCCTGAACCAACAGATGTTTGCAGTCAATTACAACATCCTTCGCGTCCAATCTGGTCTCGGCGGTCTTGCGTTTGCAAACTAGACCTAAAATTTTTTTCTTGGGTACTAGTACCAAGCGATCATGGCCGGAGGACTTATGCAGCTCGTTGCGTACGGCGCGCAGGATGTGTACCTGACGGGCCAGCCCAAGGTGACTTTCTTCCAGGCTGTGTACAAGCGCCACACCAACTTTGCGATGGAGAACATCCAGCAGACGGTGAACGGCACCCCCTCCAACGGTGGCCGCGTGTCCGTGACCATCGCCCGCAACGGCGACCTGGTCGGCGACATGTACATCCGCCTGCAGCCCACTCAGCTGAACAGCGCCAACCTGACCTCTTCCACGACTGGCTACGACACCAACTGGGTGGCTGAGCGTGCCATCGCCGACATTGAGCTGACCATCGGTGGCCAGCGCATTGACAAGCACTACCAGACCTGGTGGCGCCTGTACGCCGAGCTGTTCCTCTCCGAGAGCGAGAAGATCAACTACGGCAAGCTGACCTCGAGCCCCGTGCCCTTCCCCGACAGCACCAACCCCAACAGCGTGTACCTGCCCCTGCTGTTCTTCTTCAACCGCAACCCCGGCCTGTACCTGCCCCTGATTGCCCTGCAGTACCACGAGGTCCGCCTGGATTTCGACCTGACCAGCTACTTCACCAGCTACTTCGGCAGCACCGGTGCCGTCTTCGAGGTGTGGGCCAACTACGTGTACCTGGACACCGAGGAGCGTCGCCGCTTCGCCCAGAAGGGCCACGAGTACCTGATTGAGCAGGTGCAGCACACCGGTGGTGATGCCATCACCCTGGCGGGCACCCCATCCACCACTGGCTCCCCAGTTGCCCAGACCATCCGTCTGAGCTTCAACCACCCAGTGAAGGAGCTGATCTGGTGCTACATTAACACCAGCTCCACCGTGACCAACTCCATGTGGAACTTCTCCACCAGCGCTGCGAACGTGCAGGTTTCTTGCAATACCTTCGCGACCGTGACCCAGGGTGTTCTGCCCCACACCGTCGGCGTTCCTCGCATCGTCCAGGTTGGCACCAGCGGTAGCTGGATCGAGGAGGGCTCTTCCAACGTGATTGCAAACAGCAACGTCGAGGTTGGCCCTCTGTACAACTTCAAGCTGGTGCTGAACGGCCAGGACCGCTTCAAGGAGCAGGCCGGCAAGTACTTCAACCAGTACCAGCCTTACGTGTACCACAGCGGTGTGCCATACCCCGGCATCTACTGCTACAGCTTCGCCCTGCAGCCCGAGGAGCACCAGCCCACCGGCACTTGCAACTTCTCTCGCATTGATAACGCCCAGGTGGCGATTAACATCAAGGGCGCTGCCACCACCCCTCTGCAGAAGATGTTCGCGGTGAACTACAACATCCTGCGCATTCAGTCCGGGATGGGCGGTCTTGCGTTTAGTAACTGAACCCTCCCATATATTTATATGTTATATTTCAATCTTAAAAACGGCCTTCCCGGGTCTCACCCGGGCCTCAGGCCCAAAAGTGCCAAGACTTTTGGGTCAGAGACTTAAAGTAATTTCCTCCTATAATGGTAGGAAATGGAGAAAGAAACCAAAACAAAGAAATGTTCAAATTGTTGTCGAGCTCCT